ACCCTAAAGAAAAGAGGCTTAATTATGTCAGAAGGTACTACGACGCAATCAGCAAGCACAAGCTCAACATCCCAACGCCCATTATGGCAGGTGTCAGATCACCCATACGTCAATTTGCATCTTGTGTTCTGGTTGATATTGACGATACCCTCGATAGTATCTTTAGCTCTGATATGGCTATTGGGAAATACGTTGCACAGAGGGCTGGTATCGGTATTAACGCTGGAAGAATCAGAGGAATCAACTCTAAAATCAGAGGTGGAGAGGTTCAGCACACAGGTGTTGTACCCTTCCTTAAAAAATTTGAGTCAACTGTCAGATGTTGCACACAAAACGGTATTAGAGGCGGCTCCGCAACTGTCCACTTTCCTATCTGGCATCAAGAAATCAGCGACATCTTGGTACTCAAAAACAACAAAGGAACAGAAGACAACAGAGTCAGAAAACTCGACTACTCCATCCAGTTAAGTGAACTTTTTTACCAAAGGTTTATCGACAATAAGGAAATCTCGTTATTTTCCCCTCATGATTGTCCTAACTTGTATGAGAGTTTTGGGACCGATAGTTTTGATGAGTTATATTGCAGTTACGAAGATGACGAATCCATCCCCAGAAAAACCATTGGAGCACAAGAGCTCATCCTTGACTTATTAAAGGAGAGAGCAGAGACTGGTAGGATTTATATTATGAATATAGATCACTGCAATAGTCATTCATCATTTAAAGATAAGGTTAGTATGAGTAATCTCTGTCAGGAAATTACTCTTCCTACCTATCCTATTCAACATATAGATGATCATTTAGGTGAGATTGCTCTTTGTATTCTTAGTGCAGTTAATGTAGGTAAGATTAATTCAGATAAAGAACTAGAAGAATTATGTGATTTATCTGTAAGATCATTAGAAGAATTAATAGATTATCAAAGGTATCCTGTAAAGGCAGCAGAGATCGCTACAAAGGCACGGAGATCCCTTGGAGTGGGATTCATTGGTTTAGCACATTATCTTGCTAAACTTGGGTTTAAATATGGAGATCAAGAGGCATGGGATGCAGTTCATGGACTCTCTGAGTCTTTCCAATACTATCTTTTGAAAGCATCTAATCAAGTTGCTAAAGAGAAAGGACATTGTGAAAATTTTGGTAGGACTAAGTATGCAGATGGAATCCTACCTATAGATACATATAAGAAAGATGTAGACGAAATTTGTTCACAACCTTTGCAACATGATTGGGAATCTCTTAGAGCATCTATCAATGAGTTCGGTTTACGGCACTCAACACTGTCTGCACAAATGCCATCGGAGAGCAGTTCCGTTGTGTCAAATGCAACCAATGGAATCGAACCTCCTAGAGATTACTTGTCCATTAAGAAATCAAAGAAGGGACCTCTTAAGCAAGTTGTTCCCTCCTATGGGACTTTAAAGAATAATTATACTTTGTTATGGGATATGGAATCCAATAAAGGATATGTTAATATAGTTGCAGTAATGCAGAAGTATTTTGATCAAGCTATCAGCGGTAACTGGTCTTATAATCCAGAACATTATCCTGATAATGAAGTGCCAGTATCTGTTATGGCACAAGATTTGTTGACAACATATAAGTATGGATGGAAGACTAGTTACTATCAGAACACTCATGATATGAAGACTGATGAAGTAGAGGAAGAGAAACCAAATCTTGATAACCTACTTGAAGAACTAAGTAACGCTAATGAAGAGGAGTGTGAATCCTGTGCCATCTGATATTAAAGGAATGACTGTCTTCAATACTGAAGATGTTGATCTAAAGAAGCAACCAATGTTTTTTGGTGCTCCTTTAGGTGTACAGAGGTATGATACCTTTAAGTATCCTGTATTTGATAAACTTACTACACAACAGTTAGGATATTTCTGGAGACCTGAAGAGGTATCTCTACAGAAAGACCGTGGAGACTACCAAACACTTAGACCAGAACAAAAGCATATCTATACCAGCAACCTTAAGTACCAAATCATGCTTGATAGTGTACAAGGTCGTGCTCCTGGTATGGCTTTTTTACCTTACTGTTCTTTACCTGAGTTAGAATCATGTATGGAAGCATGGTCTTTTATGGAGATGATTCATAGCAGATCTTATACTTATATTATTAAGAATGTATATTCACAACCCACTGAAGTATTTGATACTATTATAAAAGATAATAGAATCTTAGAAAGAGCAGCAAGTGTAACAGAATCATATGATACTTTTATTAACTATGCACAGGAGTATGGTCAGAGTAGTGCTTGGAAGGAGGAGATGAGACATCATCCTAATTCAGAATGGACAATTAAAGATTTAAAAAGACATTTATACAGAGCAGTTGCCAATGTTAACATCTTGGAAGGGATACGCTTTTATGTTAGTTTTGCTTGCAGTTTTGCATTTGGTGAACTTAAACTTATGGAAGGGTCAGCTAAGATTATATCCCTCATTGCCAGAGATGAAAATCAACACCTTGTCATCACCCAATCAATCTTAAACAATTGGAGAAAGGGTGATGATCCAGATATGGTAGAGATAATGAAAGAGGAAGAGCAGTGGACATATGATATGTTTGATAAGTGTGTAAATGAAGAGAAGGCATGGGCAGACTATTTGTTTAAAGATGGAAGTATGATAGGATTGAATGATAAATTATTACAGCAGTATGTTGAATGGATTGCTAACAAAAGGATTAAGGCAATAGGTCTTAAACCTTTATATGATATTCCTGCGAAGAACAATCCACTACCTTGGACTACTCATTGGATTAGTTCTAAGGGATTGCAAGTAGCACCACAAGAGACGGAGGTAGAATCCTATGTCGTTGGAGGAATCAAACAAGATGTCAAAAAAGACACCTTCTCAGGATTCAAACTCTGAGGAAATAGAATGGGATTTTGAGGAAATGAAGAAATCTATTTTGGATAGTGCTGATGATTATGATAAATTAGTAGGTGGTTGATCAAACTTAATGAAAAATAATCTTTATAGTGGTATTAAGGAGCGTCTATTCTATACATTAGGAAAGCGTCCTCATAATGCTACTACTCATGATATCTACATGGCATTAAGTTATGCTGTAAGAGATCAGATGATGACATATTGGTTAGATATGGAACCACCTAATGATAAAGAGGTTGCATATCTTTCAGCAGAATTTTTAATTGGACCACAACTTAATAATAATCTTATTAGTTTGGGTAATAGAAAGGAAGCAGAAGAAGCATTAGAAGAGTATGGTTATACATTAGATCAAATTTTAGATACAGCAGAAGAACCTGGACTTGGTAATGGAGGTTTGGGTCGTCTTGCTGCATGTTATATGGAGTCTCTAGCGACTTTAGAAGTACCTGCGACTGGATATGGTATAAGATATAAGTATGGCATCTTCAAGCAGCAAATAAAGGACAATCAGCAAATAGAAGTTACTGATAACTGGTTACATGGAGAATGGCCGTGGGAGTTATGTCAACCAGATGAGTCTGTATTGGTAGGATTTGGTGGTAGAGTAGAGAATTATGTATCAGATCGTGGTAATTATAGAGTAAGATGGGTTCCTGATGAACAAGTAGTTGCAGTACCATATGATGTATTGCAGTTAGGATATAGAGTTAACTCTTGCAATAGATTGAGGTTGTGGAGAGCAGATGCTACTGAGACATTTGACTTCTATGCATTTAATATTGGAGATTATCTTGGTTCAGTAGAACAGAGTGTATCTTCAGAAACTATCTCTAAGGTATTGTATCCTAATGATGGTACAGATGCTGGTAAGCAATTAAGACTGAAGCAACAGTTCTTCTTTGTAAGTGCTTCTCTTCAGGATATGATAAGAAGTTTAGAGAAAAGAGGATATGATATAGAAGACTTCCCACATCATTGGCAAGTACAATTAAATGATACTCATCCTGCTATTGCTGTAGCAGAACTAATGAGACTCTTTGTAGATGAAAAGCATATGGAATGGGATGCCGCATGGGAAATAACCACCCAGTCTATTGCATATACTAATCATACTTTATTACCAGAAGCATTAGAGAAGTGGGATCTTAAACTCTTTAAAACTCTTCTACCAAGACACATGGAGATTATCTATGAGATTAATCGTAGGTTTTTACAGATAGTAAGACTTCATTATCCTGGTGATGAATCTATGCTAGAGAAGATGTCTATTATAGATGAGAGAGGTAATAAGGCAGTGCGTATGGCACATCTTGCAACAGTAGGATCTCATCATGTTAATGGTGTTGCAGCATTGCATTCTGAATTAGTTAAGAGTCAGTTGATGCCAGAGTTCTATGATCTGTGGCCACATAAGTTTACTAATGTTACTAATGGTGTTACTCCTAGAAGATGGGTAGCATCATGTAATCCTCCTCTTGCAAGTATATTTGATGAATATGCTGGTGAAGACTGGATTACTAGTATGGATTCGTTAAAAATCTTAGAAGATAAACAGAATGATTCTAGTTTACTTCAGAAATTAGGAGAAGCAAAACTAATTGGTAAGCATAACTTAGCAACATATATCTTTGATAATCTTGGTATCTCTGTAGATCCAAATAGTATATTTGATGTACAGGTTAAGAGAATACATGAGTATAAGAGACAGCATCTTATGGCTCTTTGGGTTGTTTCGCAGTATCTTAGAATTAAAAATGGAATTGGCATTGTTCCTCGTACAATAATCTTTGGTGGTAAAGCAGCACCTGGATATTATATGGCAAAACATATTATCCACTTTATTAATTCTATAGCAGAGGTGGTTAATAATGATCCTGATATGGATGGTAAGTTGCGTGTAGTATTCCTACCAAACTATAGTGTGAAGTTAGGAGAGAAAGTATATCCTGCTGCAGATCTATCTGAACAGATCTCTACTGCTGGTAAAGAAGCATCAGGCACAGGTAACATGAAGTTCCAAATGAATGGTGCTTTAACTATTGGTACACTTGATGGTGCTAATGTAGAGATAAGAGATCTTGTAGGAGGAGAGAATTTCTTCCTCTTTGGACATGATGAGAAAGGTATAGCAGACCTATGGCAAAATGGATATAATCCTCAAAGTTATATAAGTACAGAACTATGGGAAACTATTAATCTTATTAATGGTGGACATTTCAGTGAAGGTAATCAAGATACATTTAAACCTTTAATGGATAGTCTTCTTAATCATGATCCTTTCTGTGTATGTGCAGACTTCTCTGATTACTGTGATGCTCAAGATAGAGTAAGTAGTGCATGGACAGATCGTGATAGATGGAATAGAATGTCCTTGGTTAATATTGCACGGTCAGGGTTCTTCTCATCAGATAGATCTATTAGAGATTATTGTGCTAACATTTGGGGAATCTAAATAGGGTATGAATATAAGAATTGGAAAGTGGAAACCTATGAGAACCCTTGGATCTATGAGGGTGTAGAATTTACATCTGAAGATATCAATGATTTCTTTGGTTTCGTTTATTGTATTACAAATCATCAGAATCAACGAAAGTATATTGGTCGAAAGTATTTTTGGAAGTTTAGAACCCCTAAGGGTAAAAAACGCAAAGTAAAATCTGAATCTGATTGGAAGAAGTATTATGGGTCTTGTCCAGAACTTAAAGAAGAAATTCAACAACTGGGTAGACAGAACTTTAGCAGAGCTATCCTCAGCTTACATAAAACAGCTGGCAAAACAAACTTCGAGGAAACAAGACAACTGTTCGTCAATGGAGTCCTTACCGAATCACTTGACGACGGTACACCCCGATACTATAATAGCAACATCCTCTCCAGATACTTCAGGAAAGACTATTATGGAACCGAAAACGACTGATGATATTGTTGCACATAATAGAGAATGGGCAATTGATAAGTTAGAATCCGCAGAATTAGTAGGTGATAAGATTGCACTCTATGCAGAATTTGAAGAATGGATCGAATTAGAGGAGCAAGAAGAATTAGAAATTATTTCATTAGAGGGAGATGACAATGTTAACGGTAAGATGCAAGGAATGTAATACGGAACTTGTGAGTAGTAATAAGACTCAGGTGTGCGGTTGTCCGAACATGATGACCCTTACAGGAGATGCTGTATCAGCGAGAGACTTGAATATGGTAGTGATAACCAGAATGAATAGTAAGGAAACCGAAGGTCTTACTTCTCATGATCTTGAGTGGCAAGAAAAGAGAAGAAAGCGTAAAGTCCGAAAGTTAGACTTTGAAATTAAATAAATAATTATGTTCAAATCAACAACTTGTCGTGTAGTTTTAGGCAGGGAGGTTTGAAAGAAGCATTTTAAAACTTAAATGACCGACAGATCAATTGAGTCCGAGCTCAAGGATGTCCATAAGAAGTTAAATGATATTGAAAAGAAACAAGAGATGATGCAGAAATTGTACCAATTGGACAGAGATAAGAAAGCAAAGATGGGGGAACGCC